GATCAGGTTCCCAATCAGGAACTAGCTCGTCTAGGTTCGCTTGATCAGCGGACCGCAACACTCGACATGAGTGATGCTTCCGATAGAGTTTCCAATCAGCTCGTCCGAGGTCTTGTTCGTCGGTGGCCATCATTGTTTGAGGCTATCGATGCAACTCGATCTCGTAGGGCTGTCTTACCTGGTAGTGACGAAGTAATTCGTCTTGCCAAGTTTGCGTCTATGGGTTCAGCACTTTGCTTCCCTGTGGAAGCAATGGTCTTTACGACATTGATCTTCTTGGGGATTCAGAGATCGCTTAACAAGCCCCTTTACCCACGTGATCTGAAAAGATACGTGGGCTCGGTGCGAGTCTATGGAGACGATCTAATTGTCCCTGTAGACCAAGTGCCATCCGTTGTACGCATGCTCGAGCATTTCGGTGCGCGAGTAGGGGCGGACAAGTCTTTCTGGACTGGGAAGTTCAGAGAGTCTTGTGGTCGGGAGTACTTTAATGGGCACGATGTAAGTATTACTCGTGTCCGGCAAGCGTTTCCGACACAACGGACTGACGTTAAAGAGGTCCAATCCCTGGTGGAATTCCGGAACCGACTCTATTTGAGCGGTTACTGGAAAACCTGCCAGTGGCTCGACGATAAAATCAGGAAGGTGTTAATTCACTTTCCTGTCGTCGGTCCAAAGACCTCTTTGTTGGGCAGGGTGAGTTTTCTATCCGACGGAAGCTACGCTCGGCGGGTTAGACTCGAGAGTGTGATGGCTGCTTCACAGCAGTCACCGCACAATCGGTCATATACCTACCAGGTGTGCTCCCAGAGGGAGAAGGTTCACCCAGGCCTGCATATCCCCCTTGTCAAGGGATATGTAGTGCAGGCTAAACCCCCGAGAGATCATCTCGAGGGGACTGATGCCCTACTCAAGTGTTTGCTCGAGTTGGACACGGATGCTTGGTTAAGGGGACAAGCCCCCTGGCATCCATCCGACACCTCCGTGGAGGCCCCGCTGTCATGGCGGGAACCCCTCCGTGGTTCAAGCGAACATTTGGAACGTTCGGGACGTCCCAAGTCGTCCAACATGAAACTTGGGTGGAGGTCACCCCTTTAAGGGTGTCCGGATCAGTCACCTGATCTGAGGGAGAGTCCGAAGCTCCCAACTAGC